TCTTCTCCACGATGAACGCGTCGGGCTCCCATTCCTTGTAGTGTTTAAGCGCCACTTGCTTGAGTTCTGGGAACGCCATGCGGTCTTTAAACGCATCCAGCAGTATCAGCTGGGGCGTGTCATTCTCTTCCTCGTTGTAGAAGATGCCCCACGTCGTGCATGCCGAATAGTCGGAGTTGTTCTTGACTTCAAACGCCGTATCCCATGACTGGATGATGTAATCGCACTGAGGAGGCTCATCACCCTCCCAGATCCGCCACATTTTGCGCCCAACGATGGCCGAAGTCTCGGAAGTGGGCTGCTGCATGTACTGCGCGTTCCAATACCGTGGGTCAATGGACGCTTTTGTCGCTTTCAACGCAGGCAGTGGCCACTGCTCTGGCCACAAAGACTTCTCATCGTCCGTATTCTCATGCAGGATAGCGGGGAGCTCTACTATTTCCCAAGGAATCGCCTCTGGGTTGCGAGCTTGGTAGTCAATCAGGCGTCCGGTCAGGTCTAACAGCGACCATCTGGTCATAATCACAATGATCGCACCGCCCGGCATCAAGCGCTGCAGTGGGCCAGTCTGGAACCAAGACCATGCGGTATCAAAAGCTAGGCGTGAGTTGGACTTTACATCCTGTTCAGAATGTGGATCGTCAATAACAAATAGATCAGCGCCACGACCAGCCAAAGCACCACCGACACCAGCCGCATAGTACTGGCCGCCAGCACTCGTAGACCATTTACCAGCCGCTTTTTGGTCGTCGGCCACCAGCGTTTGGGGGAAGACTTCACGATACTCCTCCGAATCGATCAAGTTACGCACCCTACGGCCAAAATCCTCAGACAGACCGGCGGTGTGGGTGCCCATGATGATCTTCTTATTAGGGTATTTACCTAGAAAGTACGCAGGGAACAGGTAAGATGAAAATTCAGACTTACCCATACGTGGCGCGATGTTGATAATCACGCGCTTTTTCTTACCGTCGACCACATCTGTGAAGATTTTGGCCAGCTTCCTGTGGTGCGGACCAATCTTGAACCCCGGATACACCGCTTGGGCAAAGCCCAACATATTAGTTTTAGCGGCCAGCAAGCTAGCGCGACGCTCGCGTACTTCTAAATCGTCCAGCAGTTCAATCTTGTCATGCAGGTTCATGTGCGGAAGCGCCTTCTGGATTGCCTCAAGCTCCACCTTGCTGATTGAAGTGAACTGGTCAAGCTTCATCGGTGCCCTCTGACCCATCATTCTTCACTTCTGGGATTTCATCTGGGCGCTCGGAAACGTCCACCACGTCTATCACTCCCATGAACTTGGCCAACTTATCCTTGATGCGCTGCTCAACTTCAGCATCAGACATCTCGACCTTCTTGACCTCAATTTGCTCAGTGAACAACCCAACTTCTGTAACCTTGCCCAGCGCTATGAGCGCTTTCAGACGGATGTTGGCGTTGGATGATTTGGTCTCTTCCAGTATTTTTGCAACTGTGTAGCCGCGCAGTTGCTGCGCCATTTCAATAAACTCCCAGTCGTATGCGGCCAGCATACCTGTCAAGTGGCGTACGGCTGCTGGGGTTTTTAATTCTGCAAGAGATGCTTTTTGTTCTGTGGTGTCGGCGTTGGTAGTAAGCGAGCCGAAAGCTTTTCGCGCCGATTCCGTTTGGTGTTGGTCTGCTACAACAGAGTCATCGTCCACGCCCAGCTCCGCCAACCATTGCTCCGTAGCAACTTGCGCAGACAGCATATCCTCGGGCGACGCGTCGTCCAGCTTTACAAAACTATCCCGAGAGGTGACCTCAGGTTCAAAATGCACCAAGTGATCTAACATGCGCAGGAGTCCTTTTCGGTTGCTTCCTCGTTGGCGTGAGTGTACACTCCTTTTCGGCAAGTGTGCAAGCATTTGCTTCTCCTTGGTGGCTAGTTGCCATCTTTGCCCCACCCGTTGACGCTGGTGGGGTTTTTTTTCGTCCCTCGGTTTTTTCAAATTTTTATAAAATTTTTGGCGGGATGAGTATTCAGTGTAGGAATTTAAGTATCTAGTTGAGGGGGTGAGGGCTGTGTTTTTGTACAGTATAGGTTAGTCGGATTTTTTGAAATTTGCAGTGTGGTTACGAAACAGTGTTCACACCATGACGGCACGGCTCGGCCAAAAAGGGGTGGTGGGGGTATGGTGGGGTTCGCCCCACAGCTAAATGGGGGGATGTCAAGGGTATTCAGAAAGCTGTTGTGGTATACTAGATGCATCGGTTGGGGATTGCCTAGCCGATTCGGTTTGCCTCGCCCGTCTGCGAGGCTTTTTTATTTGGAGTATTCAATCATGACTAAGTCATTCAATCGTTCTGCTGTGTTCGCTGTGTTCAATGATGCGGACAACTCGTCCGCCAGTCTCACCGATAGGTTGCTGACACTTGGCATCGGGTCACGCACAGACGCTAAGCCACTCGCAATGGAATGGGCGTCTAAGAAGTACAACGCTCAGATCAAAGAGGGACAGCGTGGCATGACCTTCGTGAAGCGTGACACAGCGGCTGAGCGTGCAATGAATCGTGTGCTTGGCGTTTGCTTCCCTAGCGCAGACAAGCCCAAGTCTGGTAAAGCTATTGCCAACAAGGTTGACGCTGTTGAGGCTGTGCTCAAGAAGTACCAAGCACTCAGCGCAAGTGAGAAGCGCCGTTTCCTCAAGTCAATCTGACGGACAAACTGTCCGTGAGTTTTTTCCAACAGTTCAGCGGGCGAGGTTTGCCCGCTGTTTCTTTTATTGTCCAACCTAGGAGTCAATCATGAAATACCAAACAATCACAGCAGACGGATACTGGTCTGATACCAACGAACCATTCACAGGCATGACTGTCGCACTCGGCGAGTGGGACGGAACTGAAGACGCTGAAGACGAGCGAATCTTCTACTACCTCGATGGCAAACCTGCCATTGGAAAACACGGCGACTTTGTTATCACATCAACATACTAGGAATCATCATGAACAACACACCCTCACGAGATGCCAAACGCATCATCCATGAACGGCACAACATACTGCGCTATGTGCAAGCAGGCGAGCTAACACTCATAGCCAAAGCGTGGGCAAAGCTCAACTTCATCCCGCAAAAGGTAATGCTCAAAGCCATGAGCCGTTACGCCCGAATCCACCACACCAACTAGGAATCATCATGACACCAACTAAAGTCATTTCACACATCGTGTGTTCACTCGCCCTTGTCACATCCATCATCGTTGGCTTGTGGGGCATGAACGAATATGGCGTTGTCCCCTTGTTCGCCTTGCTCACACTTGGCGGGTCTTTCTTATTCGGCACTCAACTAATGCTCATCATCACAGGAGAACAATCATGAAGCAATCAAAGAACAAACACTATGCCCTCTCACAACTCAAAGAGCTACGCAAAGAGTTCGTATCCATGCGTGACCAATGGGAGAAAGACCCTCGCGCAGTCATGCAACGCAAGGCAGAACTGCGAGCACAGAAAGCCCACGAGTCCATGCAAGAATGGGAACAGATCAAGCGTGAGTCCAAGCAACTTCGCCTCATCTAACTTGCGGACAACTTGTCCGCCACTATCTCTCCACAACATCTTTGGGAGAAGTGAGGTAAAAGTGTTGTTTTTTCGCACATACCCACCACTTACCGCAACTGGACACCCTCGCGGGCATCTCGCAACCCGCATGAACATTAGCGTTCAGCGTCCACACGTCCACAATACCTATATATAAATACTATTTTATTTTAGATATATATATTTGTCTGTTGCTGGGTGTGTCTTGTTGTTCATGTTTTTAAGTTAGCCTTGTTCTTCTTAAAAAATGGTGGGTATTTTGGTCACATCGAGTGCAAACCCACGTGTATACTACGTTTGAACTGGTCATCTACAAGTGGGTAAGCGTGGCGAATGGTGGGCCAGTTACAAAAACAAGTGGGCCAGTTAGCCCCAATCTATAAGGAGAAAGTATGCAAATCAAAACTTGCGCTAAATGTGGGGAGTCGCGCCCCCTCAACGATTTCACGTACCTCGCCACGTATGCACAGTCAAAAGCATGGGGTCGAGCGGGAAATGTCAGGATGCAAGTGGAATCAAAGCTGTGCAGTAAATGTCGTCCCAAGCGCAAACCGCCATCCAAACTAAGCGCCAAAGAGATACATAACAAGGTGCAGACTGGTGACATGAACGTGCTCTTAGCCAAACACCTCAGAGAAAAGCAAGCACAAGACGAGCGCAACAAGCAAGCCATTGCCGCACGCAAGCGGTGGCTAAAGGTATGGAAGGCAGAGTTAAAGGAGGCGCTCAAGCCCATCACCAACGAAATCGCTAGCGCAAGGAAGGCATGGGAATATGCCAAAGAAAAGGGCTATGTCGACAAGGCAGAGTTCTACTTTAAATACCACGCGATTCTCAAACATGAAAAGAACCACGTTGAGTACGACCACATGACCAACCCACGCCGACCCTCAAGCGCAAGGTGGGCGGACTACCTACACCCCAACGTATTCACCATAGTGCGTGAGATGTGGGCGGCTCTGCCACCTGTATACAAACACAGCAGGATACCCCTGCTCATCAAACACCGCCCCGATGGGCAGTGAAACTCGCGGACAGTTTGTCCGCATAACTTAAGGAGAAAGAAGATGAAACGATGGAGAGGCACACTAGTTGTGTCATACACACAAGAGATCGAGGTCAATGCCGACACGCAAGCTGAGGCAGAGGGCTTGATGAGGGACGCATTTGACCCAACGCGTTGCTACAACACCGCTGAATGTCAAGCATACGATGTAGAAGAAATGGAGGAAACAAAATGAGAAGCATATGGATAGCGATCGGGCGCGACCCCGAATTCGGTGCCGAGCACACAACGGAAGATGTGTATGTGTTCGAGTCATCGTTCGATGCACACAAGTTCATTGCGGGCGTCAAGCACTACAAGGATATACCCGAGGCGATACGCAACCAGAAGTGGTCGGTCGCGGAGTATCCCATCAACCCCAACAAGATGGAGGCGATCATTGACTTTCATAGAAACCACAAGGAGGACACAAATGAAGCTGAATAAGTGGTCAGTAGTAAAGACGGCAGATGCCAAAGGGCTTGCCCTCAAGCCAACCGAAGGTGGCGCACAGCAATACGAGGTATGTGTTGCGCTACGCAATGGTGCTTTGGGGATAAGCGTTCATGTAGAAGGTGTAGACGCACCGATAGCACGCATGGAGGTGCCTGTTGAGAACAACTTTCTCAGCGTACCGAAAGGCTTAGTGTTCGCACCGCCGCGCTCGATACCGATAGTGGACGAGATCAGAGTACCTGTTGACGAATCTGTACGCATGGCAATCAACAAACTAATCTTGGAGAAAGACATATGCACGATAAATGGCAAAAACTTGAACGCATCGTGATGCTCTTGGGCGTCATCGTATTGGTACTAGATCTTTTTTATTGGAGAGGAGGGTAATGGTAGAGAGAACGGTCACTCTCTCTTTTTCGTTTATTTGTTAACTCGCGGACGACTTGTCCGCAACTTTTTATTTGGAGATTTATCATGGAACAATCAATCACAGTTCAAACAACAAACAGCGCCGAACAAGTCGCACAGCCACCATCACCTTTGATGACATCGCTGTTAGCGGTGCTTGAGTCACACATCAGCGACCTCGTCATTCAACAAGTCAGTCGCATCTTGGTCAACCACACAACCATGAAGATGATTGACGAGGGCTTCAGACAACAAGTCAAAGAGATCGTTAGCGAGGTTGTCGAGGCCGCGATCAGTGACCACAACGACAGCGAGTATCACATTAGTGAGGACGCAATCACGGACATTGCAACAAGCGCAATAGAAGACCACGACTTCGACAGTCAGATCAGCGATGCAATCAACGACTTCGACTTCACAGATGTCATCACAGCGTCCATCAAGGACAACATCACTTTCTCAGTCTCAGTAGACTAATGG